GAGCGGTTCTTTCTGAATTTGAAAATGGAGCGTGTCTGGCAGACTCGGTATGCCAACCATACAGAAGCCAAACAAGACATCACCGACTACATCGTTAACTTTTATAACAGTACCCGATTGCATTCAAAACTTGGCTACCGATCACCCGCACAGTACGAAACGCTGGCCAGCCCTGCCGCCCAGTTGCCCGCCTGTGCATAACCCTACCATCTGATCGGCGTGTCCAAAAAAACTTGACCACAACACTGTAGTGTGATAGTCATGCTGATGTTCTCCCGTAAACAGCCAGTACCCGCTTCATCGCCGGGCTTTGCCGACACTCGTTGAAAATCTGATTGGTGCTCTTCCTGCCTGCAATCTCTTCTTCGGTGGCCAACCGGTAGTAAACCGTACGCCACACGCGAGCTTCCGCTACCAGCACCCCCTGCTTTGCCAGGATATTTGCAGCCTGGTTGATGCAGGTATGCGTCATTCCGGACGCTGCGGCGACATCTGGAGAACTGCAGGTTTTATGCGTTTTCAGGTAGTTCAAAATTGCGTCTTTTCCTGTCATCAAAATCCACCCCGCTTGGTTGGTTTTTGCTCTTTCTCGCGCCGGCGCTGACTGGCAGCTTCCTGATCGCAGTCATAAATCGCTCCGTGACGTTGCTCGCAATAGACAACACCAGTCTCACCATGCCGGTTAAGGCGCAGGAGGAGCTCTGTGTCGCTCTGGTTTGCGTTCTCGTCGTAGGCGCCCTCCCGGTATATGGCCAGCCAGTAATCGCAGTCCTGCTCTATCTGGCCTGTGTCGCGGGAGTCGCTCGGCAGCGGTCGCTTGTTGGTTCGCTTCTCCAGATCCCGGTTGAGCTGAGTCAGGAGAACGACGACGCAATCCAGCTCCTTAGCAAGAATCTTCAGGCCTTTGGTGATCAGCCCGTAAGCAAGGTCATTTCGCTCTGCCTTATCGGCAGTCATCAGCGTCAGGTAGTCAACAAGGATCATTCCGACCTTGCCGCGTTCGCGCTTGATGCGACGTGACTCAGCCATGACATGCGCCAGTGAAATACCCGGTGTGTCATCAATCAGGAGATTGTTGGTTTCAATAAGGGCGCCCATTACACCGGTGGCCTTTTGCAGATCGCTGTTCCAGTCCCCGCGATAGCCGTAGTCATCCTTAGTCATGTCCGGGTAAAACAGGTTTGGAGAGATCCTCCCCTTCTGCGCAGTGATTTTCTCCACCATCTGCCCTTCCGGCATTTCGAGGGAGAACATAAGGGCCGGCTCGTTCTCGACCGTCGCGCAGTTGATCCCCATCTGGGTGTAGAGCGTGGTTTTACCCATCTTCGGGCGTGCGCCTATAACAAACAGGCTGCCACGCACAATGCGCTTCACACCGAGAAGTTCATCCAGAGAGCGGATCCCGGTCGACAACCCGCGGGAACGGCCATCCGGCTTGAGCCTTTCGTCGAATTCTGCTGACCAGTCAGTAACAGCGTCATAGAACGTGCGAAGCCCAGTCCGTCGCCCTGTTTTTACGTGCTCGGTTATCTCAGTGAATAATCCCTGAATTGCGTCAAACTTCTGTTCTGCCGTCATGCCGTTGCGGGCATAAAGCAACTCGATCGCCTTCGTTGTTTTCTCGATGCCGTAGCGCTCCATAGCGGTCTCACGAACACGCATCGCATATGCCACGATGTTCGCCGCGCTTGGCGTGTTCTTCGACATTTCAGCCAGGTATGCAAAGCCACCAACGGTCTCTGTCAGCCCCTTGCTTTCCAGAGCATCAAACAGGGTCAGCAGATCGACAGGCTTATGGTCGCGGTACATCTGGCGCATTTCAGCAAAAATGACCTGATGAGGGCGCGCGTAGAACGATTCTGGCTTGAGAATCGAAAGCACCTTCTGAGTACGCTCACTGTTGTCATCGTCAAGCAGGAGCCCGCCCAGCACGCTCTGCTCTGCTTCAATGCTGTGCGGAGGGGTCATGAAATCAGAGGTCATCACAGGCCCCCTCGCGCGTTTTGGCGTAGACATCGACGTTCAGGAAGTATTCCAGCGACTTGCGGCGCCAGGTTTTCCCGGTGCGCTGATCAGGGCGATTCTCAAGCATCCAGCGGCAGTTACTGGCGATGTAGCTCAGGTAAGACTCCCAGTCGGCCAGGGTAAAGCTGTGGCCATCAAGCTGACGGGTAATTTTGTTGGCTTTCTGCCAGAACGAGCGGATCAGGTTGCGGCGCTTATCAGTGAGGACCCTGATCCCCTGCGCTTCCGGTAGCACCTGGTGATAAACATCGACAACCTGCTCACAGCTGAGGGACTGTTTTTTAGGTTCGGATTTTGGTGACGCTGATGCACTCTCTTCTACGTCAGTAGAAGAGATATTATTTAATATATTGTTTGTGGCACTTTGTTGGCATTCTGTTGGCACAACCTCGCCGGTACGCAGCGTGGTTACTGGGTTTGCGTTGGCACTTTGTTGGCATTCTGTTGGCACAAAAAATTGCTGATAATCGTCATATTTGGTGACGGTTAAGAGTGTAAATTTCTTGTTTGCCAGGGTGGTGATCATGCCCATTTTCGCGAACTTGTTCAGCAGGTACTTAACCCTGTCAGGTGCTATTCCCGTGTCTTTCGACAGGGTATGTCGCCCGGTGATCACCTGACCGCGGGAAACCGGATACTCACCAAGCTCTGTGGTTACCATCCCGTCAGCTGAATTCACCTCCATGATGAGATGGATCCACAGATGGACGGCTTCACTGTCGGTCTTGTAGAACGGCAGTTCTCTTACTTTACGGTGCAGGAATACCAACCCCTGCCCTGATGGCTGAGGTTTCTCCATGGGCTTCTGAGACCCTCTAAAATCGGATATGCGGAGAACGTTACTCACGGCCTTCCTCCTTCCGTTTCAGCTCTTCCAGGATGGCGCGCATTTTCATGCCAACCACCGGGTTAACCGAGCGAATGAAGCGGTCGCGGGTAACATTTTTGTGTGTTTGTGCCTGGTAAAATCTGTTGCTCTTAGGCATAATTACTCCTGTGAATTGATCCAGTTAATTCGCGTAGAAAGCCGTTAGTGTTAGCGCACTGCGGCTTTCGCCTTTCTGTTCCCACTCATGCTTCAAAATCACCTTTCTCTCCCGGCCTGTTAGAAATCAGGATGGCCAGCAGTAGCGACATGTTCGGCAGCAGGCTTTCCCGCCAGCGACTCACCGTCGACTTATTCACTCCGGCCACTTTGGCGATATTCGTGGTTCCCAGTTCAGCTATCTGGCTGTGTAACCAGCTTTCTATCCTGCGAGCCTCCACTTTGTTGCGTGTCGTTGAACTCTCCATTTGTGATACTTCCTCTGGTGTTGTTTGGAATGGCCGCCAGTCAGGCGGCACTATTGTTTGGTGGCGGAAAAATCGAGGGCAGATCAGGGCGAAACTCATATGCCTTAATCTCTCCATTTACAGCCGCGACAAGGTCGGGAACATGCACAGGAGAAATCCTCTTTTTCCCATTTAGCCAGTCGCAGATCGTGGACTGCGCTTTGCCGCATCGCTTGGCCAATTCTTTCTGACTGCCGGCGATGGAAATCGCTTTTTCTACTGCGGGGTTTTTCATAATCACCTCAGCTATTGGTTTTTGATGATTATGGTTATCGCAAAAGAGATTGTCAATCGCCTATGCGATTTTTTGCTAAGTAATCGCTGTGGCGATAGGATTAAAGGAGTTACTTTGAGGAGGTGTTATGGATTTCTCTGAGCGTCTTGCTCGAGCAATGTCATTAGCTGGGTATACGCAAGGCAGGCTTGCCAAAGAGGTCGGCATGGCGCAGTCCAGCGTGAACAAGCTGCTTAATGGCGCCAACGGCTCTCGAAAGACAGTGGAAATAGCATCTGTGTTAGGTGTGCGTCCTGAATGGCTATCCACTGGTGCAGGTGAAATGCTTGCTGATTCCATACAGATCACGCAAATGCAGACGCCAGTAACACCGCAAAACGGCATTTATCGTGTGGATGTCCTCGATGTCAAAGCCAGTGCAGGACCAGGTGCACTTATCACGAACGATTTCATAGAGACGATTCGTGCGATCGAATACACATCGGAGCAGGCCAGATCGCTATTTGGAAATCGGCCAGCTCATCACATAAAAGTAATCACCGTTACCGGTGATAGCATGGATACAACGATCTCACCCGGTGATGAAATTTTCGTAGACATTAGCAGTACCCATTTTGACAGTGATGGCGTTTACGTGTTTGTTTTTGGAAAAACCCTTCACGTCAAGCGCTTGCAGATGCAAAGGGATCGACTGGCCGTAATTTCAGATAACCCCATCTATGAAAAATGGTATGTAGAGCCAGGTGATGAAGACCAGTTCTACGTTATGGCCAGAGTCCTTCTCAGACAATCGATCGAATATAAACGATTCGCATAACCCGCTTCGGCGGGTTTTTTATCGCCCTCCCGCCGCTAAACCCTTCGTAAAAACGCCTACCTAAAATTTTTTCTTAAAATAATCACTTTAATAATCACACGCTTATCACTTTTGCGATTACTGATATCGTTTTAGCGATTGACCTGAATAATCGCCTTGGCTATTATCAATCCATCCAAACAACACCGGCAACGCCGGGGTGAAGTCAAAACGTCCAGTTAGCCGCGATAAGGCAAAGGTGAAGAGATGATCCGCGAAGAAGACAAGCCTGCATGGCGTAATTTTTGGTTAAAGGTCGTTCCGTTTTTGGTTGCTGTCCTTTTTTTTAGCTTCGCATGCTGGGGTGGAAAATGAGCAAAGAAAACAATGGCGGCCCTGCATATCCAACGCAAGGGTACGAAGGTTTGACTGTTCGTGATTACTTTGCGGCAAAAGCGATGCAGGGCTGGCTGGCAGGTTATCCAGCGGGCATTAATCACCCTGCGAGAAGTGAAGAAGGTTTCACTGTTGCTGAGCTTTCTTACCTGATGGCTGATGCAATGTTGAAAGCGCGGGAGGAAGTATGAGCAAACAAGGCATTCGTTCACTGATTTACTGCCTGCTGATCTGCGGCGTTATCTGGTCGGCTGTTGTTATCAAAATTCTGCACGCTACGGGGGTGTTCAATGGCTAACTCAATTCCTAACAACGGACGCGCCGTGATGATGCGCAATCGCCGCACCGGCGCCGCCTGGCTGGTCAGCTTCGACTATCGCGACGGCAGCTACTGGCACGAGCCGCAGGGCAATCTGCGCCACATCCGCCGGCCATACGCTTCACGCAGCATTGAGCCGAACCTGGTACCAGCCGGGACGCATTAACCGCGCATATCAGCGCACGAATTTAACTGAGTTATCAGGCAGCCAATACGGTGCCGGGATTCTTACAACCAAATTTCAGGAGCGAGCTATGAACGCATACCGCGCATACGACGTGATCGAAGAGCGTAAGTGGGCCGAGCAAACGCTCACCGAAGAGAAGCAAAAGTGGATTGAAGATCGGGCAAAAGAGGTCTTTGACAGCCTTCCAGAGGATCCATACGCGGCACTACGCCAGTCTGTATCGTCCAAATCGTTTCCATATGAAGGCCTCCGTAGCGATAAGGCTGGCGAGGTATACAACGATTTGCGCACAGCAATAGCTTACGCCCAGGCGGAATACGACTGGGATCACCGCACTGGCTGCCCGTTTTAACTTTGGGGAATAACAATGGCTAACGAACTTGTGATTACAGCCAGCTCTCTTGCTGAGCGAGGCATTGACGGCGCCACCTGGAGCGCCCTCAAAAACAGTATTTACCCTGGCGCCAAGGATGAGTCGGTGATGATGGCATTGGACTACTGCCGGGCCAGAAACCTCGATCCGCTTCTGAAGCCCGTTCATCTGGTGCCAATGAGCGTTAAGGACTCGAAGTCGGGTAAAAGCGAGTGGCGCGATGTGGTTATGCCTGGCATCGGGCTTTATCGGATTCAGGCCGATCGCTCCGGTGATTACGCTGGCGCTAAAGAACCAGAGTTCGGCCCGGACGTTACTCTGACGCTTACCGGTATTGAGGTGACCGTACCTCAATGGTGCAAGTACACGGTCAGCAAGCGCATGCCGAGCGGGGAAATCGTCGAATTCAGCGCGAAAGAATACTGGGTTGAGAACTATGCCACCGCCGGCCGCGACACTACCGCGCCAAATGCTATGTGGAAAAAGCGCCCTTATGGCCAGCTGGCGAAGTGTGCCGAGGCTCAGGCTCTGCGTAAGGCATGGCCTGAAATTGGCCAGCAGCCCACTGCCGAAGAGATGGAAGGTAAAACGCTGGAAGTGGATGCGCGTGACGTAACGCCGCGCAGCACTCCAGAGGCGCCCCCCTTGGTGGCCAGTGAGGAAACGCTGCAGGCAATTACTGACCTCCTGACGTCCCTGAATAAGGACTGGGAGCAGGACTTCCTGCCTCTGTGCAGCAACATCTTCAAGCGTGACATTTTCCAGGCATCACAGCTCACCGAAGAAGAAGCGCAGAAAGGCTTTAGCTTCCTTCAGAAAAAAGCGCAGGTGGCAGCATGACACCAGAAATTATCCTCGAGCGAACTGGCATTGACGTTACCCGCGTTGAACAGGGAGATGAATCCTGGCACCGCTTACGCCTCGGCGTGATCACTGCCTCGGAAGTTCACAACGTCATTTCTAAGCCCAAGTCAGGCAAGAAATGGACTGATATGAAGATGTCCTACTTCCTTACGCTCCTTGCCGAAGTGTGCACCGGCGTGGCGCCGGAAGTTAACGCCAAGGCGCTGGCCTGGGGGAAACAGTATGAGGCCGACGCTCGCACCCTGTTTGAGTTCACCACCGACGTGAAGGTAACAGAGTCGCCGATCCTTTTCCGTGACGAAGGCATGCGCACCGCCTGCTCACCTGATGGCCTGTGCAGTGATGGTCGCGGCCTTGAGCTGAAGTGCCCTTTCACCTCTCGCGACTTCATGAAATTCCGGCTTGGCGGCTTCGAGGCTATCAAATCCGCCTACATGGCCCAGGTGCAATTCAGCATGTGGGTAACCGGTAAGGATGCATGGTATTTCGCGAATTATGACCCTCGCATGAAGCGAGAAGGCATTCATCACGTGGTTGTTGAGCGCGACGACAAATACATGTCCGACTTCAACGAAATGGTGCCGGAGTTCATCAGCAAGATGGACGAATCGCTGGCGGAGATCGGCTTTACCTTCGGGGAGCAGTGGAAATGAAACATTACCGCGACGCCATAACCGTAGGGAAAGTGAAGTGCATGTACTCCGTCCTTCATCGTGGCTGGCTAATGCCATCTGGTGAAGTGGTAAGAAACCCGTTAAAGGCTCAGCGGCTGGCTGAAGAGCTGGACACGAAAAGAGGTGCGCGATGAAACGCTACTCACTTATCTATGCCGACCCGGCCTGGTCTTACGGGAACACGATCAGCAACGGTGCCGCCGTCGACCACTACCCCACCATGAGCTTGCTCGATATGAAACGGCTCCCGGTGTGGGAGCTCGCCGCGGATAACGCCGTATTGGCGATGTGGTACACCGGCACCCACAACCAGGAGGCGATCGAGCTGGCCGAGGCCTGGGGCTTTACGGTGCGCACGATGAAGGGCTTCACCTGGGTGAAGTTGAATCAGCTGGCCGAGCTGCGCATTACCAAGGCTCTGGCAGAGGGCGATGTGACCGATTTTTACGACTTCCTCGCCCTGCTGAATGCCGAGACGCGCATGAACGGCGGCAACCACACCCGCGCCAATACCGAAGACGTGCTGATCGCCACCCGCGGCGCCGGGCTGGAGCGCAAGCACGCCGGCATTAAGCAGGTGGTCTACAGCCCACTCGGCGCGCACAGCGAGAAACCGTGGGAAGTTCGTCACCGACTGGAGTTGCTATACGGCGACGTACCGCGGATTGAGCTGTTCAGTCGCAGCGCAGCGCCAGGCTGGAGCCACTGGGGAAACCAATGCGCCACCGCTTCAGTTGAGCTGATACCTGGATGCGCCATCGACGTTGTTAAGACGGAGGCAGCATGAGCAAGGGAACCATTATCTGCCTGTGCGATATCACTGGCGTCATGGCTGAGCCATGGGTCGAAGCAGGTTATCGCGCCGTCCTGGTGGACCCGCAGCACCCTGAAACTTCGATCGACGGTCCTGTTGAGCGCATATCAGCAACCATCCTTGAGGCGATGCCGCGGCTATCTCAGATTATCCGCTCTGAAAACGTCGTCATCGTCATCGGCTTCCCGCCATGCACGGACGTTGCTGTTTCCGGTTCCCGCTGGTTCGAGTCCAAGCGCGCCAAAGACCCGCATTTCCAGGGCAAGGCTGCGCTGGTAGCTGAGCAATGCCGGATGGTTGGCTTGGCGGCTGGCTGCCCGTGGGCATTCGAAAACCCGGTGAGCGTGTTCAGTAGCATCTTCGGCTCAGCCGATTACACGTTCCATCCGTACCAGTTCACTGGGCTGTGCGCGGATGACAACTACACGAAGCAGACCTGCCTCTGGACGGGTAACGGCTTCAAGGCGCCGGCAGAGGATATTCACCCGCAAGTGGCACAGGCGATCGAACGCGTGAAGCAGTACTTTAGCCGGATGGTGCCGAAGAAGAAGGCACTGGAGGTGTTCAACTTTCATGGTGAGAACCTCATCGCTGACTGGTATCCGGACAACCGAATTCACGAATGCCCACCCAGCGACGAGCGCGCCAACATTCGCAGCGCTACTCCCCTGGGCTTTGCAAGGGCCGTTTTCCTTTCGAATGCACCCCACCTCAATAAGAAACGGGAGGCAGCATGACGCCAGAAGAAAAGAAAAATGCGCTCAGAAGCATCGCGCGCAGGGCTAACGATGAGGTTAAGGCACAACGGCGGTCATCTCCCGCTTTAAGTTGCGACGAGATATCACGACCGATCCTCAACGGATGCATGCCGCTGATAAAGCAGCTTGGGTTAACGCCAAGCCATCTCTATGTGGAGATAGGTATTTTGAACGGATATATAAAGGAGCGCTGACATGCCAGAAATCATTGATCAAGCCAACGAGCTGGCAGAGCGCCGGCTGGAAATGACCATCCAGAACATGCGCATCAACCATAACGCAGTTTCAGCTACTCATTGCCGCGACTGCGGGGAAGAGATACCCGAGCGGCGCCGGGAACTGGTGGCAGGATGCCAGCGCTGTGCTGATTGTCAGGAAGACGAGGAATTACGCGGTAAGCATCGGAGGTGATATGGCATCTGACAAACCGATAACAGCACAGCAGGCCGCCGATTTGCTCATCGTGTCTGCGCGGGTGATCTACCGCCTGATTGAGTCTGGGGAGCTCGCCGGCCGCAAGGTCGGCAACAAGTACAGAACGACCGAGGCTGCGTGTATTGCATATTTGAAAACCCCGCGCGATCCTGTCATCGCGAACGCGGGTGAACATAAAGGAGAAGTTTTATGTCAATCACCCTCAGGGGCGGCGTGTGGCACTGTCATTTCTTTACGCCGTCAGGAAAAAGAGTTAGGCGATCTCTTGGCACGGGGGACAAAAAGCAGGCTCAGGAGCTCCACGACAAGCTGAAGGCGGAAGCGTGGCGGGTTGACCAGATCGGCGACCTGCCCGTCAGAACCTTCGAAGAGTGCTGCATCCGGTGGCTGCGCGAAAAAGACCATAAGCGATCGCTGGATGATGACAAAACCAAAATTGAGTTTTGGCTGCAGCATTTTTCCGGACGTGATATCTCGAAGATAACGGCGGAGGAAGTTCATGAAGCCGTTAATGGGATGAACAACCGTAAGCACCTTCAGGTGTGGGAGAGTAAGCGTGATGCCGCGATGAGGAAGGGAAAGCCGGTTCCGGAGTACAAACCACGGCAGGTTTCGCAGGCGACGAAGGCGCAACACCTTTCCTTCATTCGTTCCCTTCTCAGGGCCGCGGCGAATGACTGGGGCTGGATAAAAACAGCTCCAGTTATCAAAACCCGCAAGCCGATCAGTAAGAGGATACGGTGGCTGACCAGAGAAGAAGCTGAGCGGTTGATCGAGTGCATGCCGGAGAGCATTAAGCCAGTGGTGATATTTGCACTGGCAACCGGCCTGCGCCGCTCAAACATCATCGGTCTTGAGTGGCAGCAGGTCGATATGCAGAGAAAGGTTGCATGGGTAAATCCGGAGAACGCAAAAGCGGGCAAGGCGATTGGCGTAGCTCTGAATGATACCGCATGCAGGGTATTAAGGGATCAGATAGGGAAGCACTCCCGGTGGGTGTTTGTTCACACGACGGCAAAGCATCGCCCTGATGGGACACTGACGCCCGCGGTTAGAAAAATGCGTGTGGATGACAATAACGCCTGGCGCGCCGGGTTGAAAAAAGCGGGGATCGAGGATTTCCGTTTTCACGACCTCCGGCACACTTGGGCGAGCTGGCTAATTCAGTCCGGCGTCCCGCTTTCTGTTTTACAGGAAATGGGAGGATGGGAGAGCATCGAGATGGTACGTCGTTATGCTCACCTGGCGCCGAACCACCTGACCGAACACGCACGGAAAATTGACGCCATTTTTGGCGCTAGCGACACAAATACGACACAAGGAGGAAATCAGGCTGGTTTAAAACTGGCGTAA